TCTTGCATCGGGAGCGCCGCCTTCTAGGAAGACTTCGGTACCGATCTGAGTTACTCGCGCTTTGGGAGCGCCGCCTTCTAGGAAGACTTCGGTACCGATCTGAGTTACGCGACCCGGCATTTATTGGACCCTTCCTACTACGGAATCGTATAGCCCCACTGAAAAGCGTTCAACTTTGCTACAGTCCAATCCGCCGCGTCAAATGGGTCTTCAGTCCAAAACTCAATCGGGGAGTCCATGTCTGCAATCGCAGTAAAACTGTCTCCCAGTGAAACCGCATTGGAACCGTCGTAGTTAACGGATGATCTCCGCCCGAAGTTCTTCAAAGAAACCGGAGTCGCATCCGTCTTGCGTGCGAAAGAGTAGACGCGAATTCCCACGATAGGAAGAGCGCCATCAAGAACGCCCGTCCATGTTGGAAAATTAAAACAGTCCCGATGCCCTGAGGTAGGCGACTGGTTATAGGTACTGTCTTCGTCTGGAGGACGCTCATCCACTTGCGACACATTTGTTGAAGACAACGGCGTGAAGTCCGTCAGATCACCATCAGTAGCCGGGAGACCGTAGAAAACGCGGGAAGGTCCCTTGAAGTCGTTGTCCTTCGCCCCGGTCTCATCCATGACAATCAAATTGTCCATGAAGTAACTTCCGGAAAAATTGGGACGTCGAACATTGAAGTTTTGCATTATCTTGCCGACAATGTGTTCGGTGTCCAGACCTGTATCGAGGATCTCTTGAACGGGTCCCGCGCCCGTATCTACCATCAGTTCAACTTCACCAACAGTCGAAGAGATCTTGACCCGAATTCCAATATGGAACCACGCATTGATAGGAATCGGGTAACCTGTCGTCGCTGACCCGAGCGTTCCTCCGGCATCAGTCTTGAACTGAACATTTGCGCTACCTCCCGATTCACTCTCAAAACATAGACAAATCTGACCGACCCCGTCCTCTGTTTGAATCTCGAAGAAAGCGCCAGCCGGAGCGCCCGTCGTCTCAAAGGTTGAAAGAAAACAATCGAACTCGATTATCAGTTCCGAGTAAGCCGCGTCGAGTCGAATCATTGCGGGAGCGGAAGACCCAACTTGCAATGAGTACCCGTAAGTGTATCGGGTCGTCGACGAAAGCGTGAGACTAGTATTCGCCGTGAAGAACGGAAACTGATCCGCGTCATTCGAGAGATCAAACCCCGTGAACATAATCAAAGCCATGACTTTTGTCCTTCCCTTCTTCCAAGCTTCCGGAAAGACTACAGCTTGAAGATCTTGTTCGAGTCGTTCGGGAATGCGACCGTGATGTTCCCGCCGTTCGGAGTTGCCGGAAGACCGGAATAGTTGTCGATGTACGCGATCAAGAGAGAGTTGTCCGGAGTCCCTGTATCGTAAGCAACAATGACAATTGCTTCGAACACATCCCCGCTAACAGAGTTCATCGTATGATCCGCTGCATCGACAATTCCCGCCGTCGACGACTTGCTCGATAACGACGCCGCTCCCGTTGCGACCCGCGCGGGTGCTCCAATGTCTGCAAGAGTCGCATCATTCGCGGAGTCAACCGTGTAATCCGCATCGTCGACGAAGATCAAACGAATGTCGTCGTTGACCCAATCAATATTTCCGTTCGCGAAGTTGTCGCGACCCGTGTCATACAAGAATGTTGCCATGTCGTTTCTCCTATAAGTCGACGCCGCGTTGCCGCCACGTTTCAATCATCGTGTCCGCTACTTGTCGAGCGTCCGCGTTGTTCACATTCACCTGAAGCTGAAGAGAATTGTTTCCGTAGTTCGCCGCTGTTCGGTTGCCAATGTTGGTTAGCGTTCCTGTCCATGGATCGATGAAACCTGTTGGTGCCGCTCCCGCGTTTCCTCCGGAAGGCGGAGCCGGAGCGGAGGGTTGACTGATCGCTCCGCCCGGTCCTGCTAGAGTGCGCGGACCCGAGGTTATAACCGCGCCGACAGACTGCGCCGCGAACTTGATCTTGTCAGACGCCTTCTTGATCTCTTCACCCGCGAACTTCGCGTTAACCGCGATATCGCTCATCCCTCCGGAAACTATAGACGCCGCGCCTGACACTGTCTTGGAAAGGTCATCAAGGGATCTCGCGTAAGTAGCAGTTGTTCGCGCCGCGCCATCATACGCTGTCTCTTCCGTTCTGAGTCTGGCGGTTGTTTCCCGAGCGAGATCGCCTTGACCGTCCTCTAGATCCTCAGTAACATCGACGAGGTCTTCAGTGGTTCCGCCTAACTTAAAAGTGATTTTGTTTTGTTTCGTTCCAAGCTTGACCGCTTCCGCTTGTTCCTTGTTCAGCTTCTTCGTAACACGAGTGAGAGCTTCTGTCTCAACCGCTTGTTGGCGTTCGTGCATGATCAACGGTTTGATCATCTCCGCCGCCTCTTCCGCGCGGACGCCGACTTCGTCAATCCGTTTCGCGAGTTTATCGTTCGACGCTTGAACTCTTTCCGAGATCTGTTCGAGGTACTCGACTTGCTGATCGGTCTGCTCTCTTCCGGAAGCTCCGCCGCCCTTCATCAGGAGATCGAAGATCGACCATGTATATTTGTCAATACTACCTAAGAACTTGAGTTCGCTTAGCCAGGGAAGGTACTCGTTCATCTTGCCTAGCTGATCGAGACTGATATTCTTCAGTTCGCGCGACGTGACTTCGAGACGACCAATGTCCTTCTCCATCCGTCGCGTCTGGAAGTAGCCGAGGATTCCGACAATGGAGTCGACAATCGACGTCACCATTCCAATAGGACCCGAGAGCGCTTTCCCTATCTCTCCGGAAGCTTTATCCGCCGCCCCTCCCGCCGCGTCGGTAACTACGTCCGCCCCGCCGCCTCCAAAACCGAAGAGCTTCGAAAGAGAATTCCCGAAAGCGATCAGCGCGTTCTCACCGTTCTTCAGGGAGTTGACGAGGTCCTTCGCGATGCTCTCCAGAGCGAGACGAGTAATCGCCTTTCCGATCTCGGTAAAGGTGTTGACCATGACCTCCCCGAGATTGCCGCCACTCCAAATGAGATCAGCGATCTTCCCGCCCATATCAGTTAGAGCAGTTGAGACCGTCTCCCATGCGTCACCCCATTCATTCGTTTTCTTGATGTTGTCGTCGAGGTCAACGCCAAGCTCTGCGAGCTTCAGTTGCGCCGCCGTCAGGTCCGCCTGAATCTGATCTGTCACCGCGCCGGTTGCTTGCGCGACTTCGAGTTGTTTTTGAAGATTGGCGACGAGAGCATTAAAGAAGTCAACCGCCGATGCCTTCCCTTCCTCATAAGCAAGCTTCACACGCAAGAACGCCGCTTCTGTTTTTTCCGCTCCCCTCGTAAGAGCGTTTGTCGATGTGACGCCGAGATGTTCAAACGCCCCTGCAAGTTCGTTTGCATCCTTGATCACTCCCATGATTGCGGGACCGAGCCGATCTTTTAGCGGAACGATGATATCGACCTCGACGCCTTTACCGACTTGCTCCATCGACTGCTCGACTTTCGCGAACATGTTTTGAAGCTCTCGTCCGGACGAAAGGATCTCTTCGTCCATCTGTTCGAGTTGTTGTTGGATCTTGACGATTTTCTTCGCGCGGTCCTCATAGCGCTTCAGCATATCGATCCGCGCCTGAAGATTCTGTTCCGCTCGTTTATTGACTTTCGCTTTCGCTTCTTCCGCGCGAGTCGTCGCTTCAATTGCTTTCCGAGATGCTTCCTCTTGTGCCTGTCTTTTCCTCTCCGTTCGGATGGTCAGTATCAGTTGAATCCGTGCGTCAGCTTCCGCCCGTGCATTGCGGAGAACCGCTCCATTGATCCGTTGCAACTCACGAACAACAACGTCCCCCATGTCTTTCGTCTCGCCTTTGGCGAGTCGTATCATGTCCGCTATTTGATCGAGTGCTTGAGCCGCCCCGCGCCATGGTGCGATGACATTCAGGACAGCGTCTTTGAACTTCTCCCAAACGGACTTAGCTTGACCGACTTGTTCAAGAGAGCGCCGGAACGCATCGTCGAATTCATGCACGCCGTTCTTGACATCGATCAAGGATTGCTGAAGCTCTTTTAGGATTCGCTCTTCCGACTTCGTAGCGTCTTCTAGCTGCTTGACACTCTTCGCCGCGTCCTTCGCCGCCGTGCTCCATCCGCCAATAGCATCCGCGACATTCCAAAGACCCTTACCTACAGCCATGACCGCCATAGCCGCGACAGCGATCCCGAGCGCCATCAGAGCGGGAGTCGCAAGAACCGCCGCTCCCCGAAGACTGGAGATCGCCGCTTGCCCAATGCCCAACTTCTTAGAGCTTGCCCCGAACGTTACCATTGCTTTGCTCACTCCGCCAAGAAGCGGACCGAGCATCTTCAAATTTGCCGCCGCTCCCAGTAAGTGACCGAAGATCAGGATCACGGGACCGATAGCCGCCGCGATTCCAATGAAGGCGACGATCCCCGTCTGAAGCGATTGCGGAAGCTCTTTGAAGATCTCCGCAAGCGCTGTCACCTTACCCGCTAGAGATGTGAAAGCTTCCGCGATTGCGTGAGCAGTGGGCGCAAGAATACTACCGATAGAGATCAGCGTTCCTTCGACCGCTGACTTCAGCTTCGTCATTGCTCCCTTCCAACCCTCAAGCTGAGTTTTCGCGACTCGCTCCGCGACCCCTGCGTTCTCCTCCATGAGTTTAGTCATGTTCCGGATCGCATCGGAACCTTGATCAACCGCCGACTGCATAGCAGGACCCGCGCGGAGACCGAACAGTTTCATCATGTCCCCCGCGCCCGCGCTTGCCTCTTCTAGCTGTCCGACGATGTCAGCGAAGCCGACGAACTTTCCGACAGTGTCCGTAACGGAAATACCGAGTCTTTCCATGATCTCCGCTTGCTGTTTCGAGGGAGCAATCAAAGATGTGATCGCCTTCCGGAGACTTGTCCCCGCCATGCTCCCCTGAATACCCGCGTTCCCGAGTAACGCGATCATTGCCGCAGTCTCTTCGAACTGTACGCCCGCTGCCTTCGCAATGGGACCAACCATCTTGAACGATTCCCCTAGCATTGAGAGATCGACATTCGCGTTCGTCATTCCGGTGACTAGAACATCGTTTGCATGACTGAGGTCTGAGACCGCAAGACCGTAGCCGGTGAGAATGTTTGATGTGATATCCGCCGCGCGTCCGAGGTCCATAGCGCCCGCCGCCGCAAGCTGAAGGGTCGAAGGCATGGCGGAGATGATCTCGTTCGCCTTGAAGCCCGCCATTGCGAGGAACCCCATAGCGTCCGCCGCCTGAGAAGCGCTGAACTGAGTCGTCCTTCCCAGTTCAAGAGCAGTCGAGTTCATCGCGTCGAACGCCGCGCCGCTCTGTTGAGTGACTGCTTTGACGCGGTTCATTCCTTGCTCGAAATCCCCGAAAGCTTTCAGGGACGCAACGCCCATTCCGACGATAGGAGCCGTAATCGTAGCGGTCATCGTTGCGCCGACATTCTTCATGTCGTCCGCAACATCCTTCAAGCTCCGCTGCATGTCCTCGATACCCTTCGAGAATTTGCTGAGCTTCAGACCGAGTTCGACGAAAAGGTCTCCTACCTTAACAGCCATCAGGTTCCCTCTTTAGATCCTTCCGGAATAACTCTTCTTCTACGCCGCCGCCGTTTCTTACCCGCGCCCGGAAGCTTCCCGCCAAAAGCGACGGTGAGTTGTTTCGCGAGTTCGAGTTGTTGCTTCCATGTCTGACGCGCATCGGCTTCCTTGTTCTTTGCTCGTCTTTCCGGAATGAAGTCTTTGACCTTGAAGGGTCGTTGCTTCTTTGAACGGTTCGCGTTCGCGATAACGGTACAAATGAGAGCGGAGCGGAAGTCGTGATCTTCCTTGCCAAAGATCCAGCGATCCTTAAGAGCATAGAATTCGACAGGAGCGAGACCGAGAAACTCCGTTCGTGAAAGACCGAGATCATATTTTGCAAATGCCCACAAGCGAATCCAGTCAAGCTTAGATTCGTTTACGCTGCCTGTGGGCGTATCTCCAAAGGGCGGTAATCCTCGACTGGATCAGTCGCCGACAAACCTTTTGTCCATGCCTCCGTGACCCGTTGAAGAATGAAAGGCATGTTTTGAATGTGTATCCACTTGCCGACTTCTTCGACCGTCAGCTTCTCGTCGCACCATGACAGCGCAGCGAGAGTCATAAGCTTCACATCCCGGATTTTGAGATCAGCGCCCCATGCTTCGCCGCTGATAATAGACTTTCCGGTAAGTTGTTCGATCTTGAGGAGCGCCCCGAATGTGACAAGTAGATGGCGGGTTTGCCCGCCTAGTTTGATGGCGACAGTCGGACGACCGTCGATCCCCGCTGTTTGTTTCGCTATCGTAGCTTTTGATTCGCTCATCGAATCTTCTTTCTCCGGTCTTCCTGAGATCCCGATTCCTTGCGTTGCCGAGACCGTGACGTGATTAAAGCGAGGGAGAGGACCGGAACTCCCTCGCTCAACTCAAACACTCCGTAGCACTGCTGTGATCCTCTTCGCCCGTCAGGGAAGATAGCCGCTTTACGTGAACGTAGGCGGACCCGCGACCTTTGCAGTGATCGAAGCCATGAGAACATCGGCGGGATCGGACGAGACCTCGAAGTTCACGAAGATAACCGGAATGATCCATTCAGTGTTGCCACTGTCCGGAAAGACAATCTTCAAGTTTCGAGCGGTCCGATTGACCACGTCTTTCAGAATCCCCGCACTGTAAGAGTGCGAAGGGTCCTGAGGGATGAAGTTGATATCGAACGTGACATCTCCGCCGTCGATCAGTCCGGAAATGAAGCGCCGGAAAGGTGTCGCCGTGTTGTGAGTTGTGACGTCGATTGTATCGGCGTTGAGGGACGGACCCGAGATAGTCCGCAATTCTGCGACCGTTGCGAAAACTTCGGGAGTCGCGCCGTCACCGATCTGAAGTAAAGTTCCGAAGGCGGAAATCGCTGAACTTGCCATGCTGTTTTTTTATCTCCTATCTGGAAAGATCGTCCTTCCGGAATCTTCGATCAGGTCGGCATCCGAATGACACTGAATTCGATCAAGGCGGAGTCCGCCTCAAAGTTCAGCGTTCCGTCTCCCTGAACCCATCCCCGCCGTTCGGTGAAGGGTCCGTAAACGTGAGTCGCGCCCGCCGCGATGGAATCCGCCGTGACGTCTTTTGTACGCCCTTGCTGATTCGCGACCGAGTCGATGGTAACTGTGTGAGGACCAACGTCCGGATTCCATGCGATCAAAAGATCGCGCCCGGTCATTGTGAACTCTTCGAAGTTGACAGCGTCAGCCGCCGTCTGAGTGAGAGCGACGCCCGCAGTCGGGAAACTTCCCGGAGCGTCATCAGGTGTATGTACTTGTCTTGCCATTTTTCCGGAATCTCCCTTCTAGTTGCTGAGCTT